GGCCCTGATATACGAACCTGTCTGCGATATCTGCAGTCTCCAACGGTCGACTACCGGTTTCCACACCGGTAAGACCCTACTCAGTCACACGTCTGAGAAGGAGATTAGCGAGAATTCGCGACAGCGTCGAAACTATCTGCTGCCTAGGACTGACACGCCTACACGTGCGTGGTCGCAGCGGCTCTCGAAGGGGAGCCACCTGACCTGCGCACCGACTACGTGTTCAGTCAAAGTCGATCGCCTGATCTCTGGATCGACATGTCCCACTGGTGCGAGAAGTTCCACTCGCTCCAGCTCCCGCACATAACGCTCGAGGTCATCAACCTGAGCGTCGAGGAGGTCTCCGACTCCGCGTTTAGCGCATGGTCTTAGTCGGAAATAGGGTTCTTCGGTCTTGACGTACCCAACGTCGCGACGTTCTTTCTCACTGTAGGAAGGTGCCTTGGTCTTGAGACTGTGAAGTCCAAGCCAGGCCGCCTCCAGGTCGAGTGGAGAACCGTCGTTGATGCCGAGTCCGCCGAGACCGACGGGGTTTGTGGGTACAAGCAGGAAGGGGGTCCACCCCTGTTCATAGAGTCGTCTGCAGTTCGCCGCAAGATTGGCTTTGAAGACTTCACGAGCTCTGACGCGCATCCCGTGAGGGAGCTTGTCGAGGCTGTTCCATCTCTTCTGCCAGTCGAACGACATTTGATCGAGTGGGGACTCGTCAATCTGACTGCATGACTTCTTCATCTGCTGCATGAACCCGGAGTTCACGAAAGGAATAGGCTCCTCAAGGAGTACCTTTCCACGGACAAACGTCACTCTCATCGTCTGGCTGTTGACCTGCGCCAGCGACTCGTGCAGGTAAGACTTACCTGGCGAGAGCTTCCAATTTACAGCTCGTAGCAGCTGGACCCAGACATCGTACACGCGCAGATCCAGGCGCGAGACTATGTCGTCTCCATTAACTGCCATAGGGAATTGATCAAGTCCCTTTCCCCACCAACGATTGTATGCAAGTTGGTAGGCGAGTCTCATGAGTGCCGCATTGATGATGCAGAGCACTGGGAAGCTGAGAGGAGAGCCCATGAGCTGTCCGTTGGCCTGTTCGGCGGCCTTTCCGTTCACTCCGTGAAGGATCTGAATACCTAACGCTTTTCTGACCATCCAACCGAGCTTGCCTGTGAAGGCCTCGTTGCGAACGATGGTCGTAGCTTCCATCGACAGATCGTTAGTCGATTGCTGATAGTCCCCAGAATTGATAAGCCGCCATTGGGCCTCAAAGTCGACAGGTAGGTCGTACCGTCCACTCGGATGCTTAATAGGCGCCGAATCGGGGAGACAATTCAAGCGAGTGCTCAGCCAGGCAGCGTTGTTCTCCTGCCTGGTTAGTCTAAAACACTCGAAGCGACGCATTCCAGCTCTCATATGATCGAGTATGGGCTGGCAATTGCCGTATAGCGTTGGTGAACCTGCCGTGATGGTCCGGAGCTTGAGAGGCTCCCGAATCATATAGACCTGACAATCGGCCGGTTCTTTCCGATCCACCCACTCCTCCAGTGCGTCATTCCAGCTGTCCACGTAGTTGTAAGGTCTCCCCGACAACTCCGTACGCTCGGAACCGTCCCATGCGTCGGCGATAGCGACCCTCTCACCGAGATAGTCGCCCTTTTCGACACATTTCCGTAGGATGCCCCCGAGATCTCTGGGAGCTTCAAAGCCTGCGTTCACGCTAGGCACATAACTACGAACTGGGACGGAATCAACGAAGTTCCCAAGTACCTCCGCGGCCGTCTCTCTAAGTGCAGCAATGATCTGCTCACGAAAGGGACCGCTAATGTCATGTTCTTCTGACATCTGATTGAGGTATACGTCGCATTGTTCTTCGACGTCTTCGTTTTCCATGCTAGGACAGCCTCGCTTCGTTCCAAGTAGTAAGGTCTCTCCGATCACTTCACTCGCTGAATGTGCGTAAGCACAAGTGGGAGTGCGTTCGATTCTCATCTTGCGCATCAACCACTGACGGTAGTGAACCGTCATCAAAAAGCCTGGCTTGTCGAACATGCCAGTCGTGGGAGCGTCTACGCCACGAGAGTAACCTGAGAGCCAAACAGTATGCAGTTTCATCTGCTTGATACTATGGCCCATCCAATCAAGGATCAGCCACCTTATGAATACGAACCTGAGCTCTGACTCACTGAACCCCTTATACCCGAACACGTAGGCCTCGTCGATCAAGACCTTTACGAACTGACGTGCCCGGGTAAACCTCCTGTCCAGCAGAGAGTTCCACTCTACTGGATCGTGCGAAACAATGAGATTTCTTCTAGATCTAACCGAAAGTATACGAGAATGAGGAGCCAAAAGGCAAACTCTCTCACTGGTGGTGTTACCACCGACAAGTATCTCTCGGAAGAATATCTCAGGAACATGCGAACAGCACCGCGACAAGCGAATGTGTCCATGAGGCGTTACCATGCCTCGGACCGCGCGAACTACAGTTGATAGGATATGATCCATGACTGTGGGCAGATTGCGG